TGCACGATTTTGGGCGGGGACACGACCGTTGAAGTTAATTTTTATCATGAGTCAAGCTTAACACAAAAAGATAACCCACGCAAGCGTAGGGGTATTATGGATGTTGTATAAAAACAACATTACTCGTTTATGGTCATCAACTCACCACCGACGTTATCTGCGAACTGTTTTGCAGCCTCGTAGATAAAGAACAACTGGAGTTGAGTGCCGTATTTGACAGCGTATCTTTGTTTCATCATGGACTAATTATAACTCAAAAAAATACCCTATGCAAGCATAGGGTTATGTAGTACTTTAGTATTAAGTTTCTGAGAGGAACTCAGACCCCATAGGGAAGATTTGAGCGATAGCCTCTGCGCATGCCCTTGCTACCTCCATATGTTCCTTCTGGGTTCCATTTCCGGACCTCAATTCTATAAAATGGATCCAACTTCTAATTGTGCCTTGCATATAGACTCGGGATACAGTGTTACCCTCAGGTAAAATCGCTCGTGCCTGCTCTTTTGCGATACCCTTTTCGATCGCCTCCGCATATGTAGTACGAACGTATTCAATTAGGAATTTCTGTTTTGCGTCCCACCATGCCGTCAGTGCAGCGTCGTTGGTTTCGATACTGTTCTGTCGGTTCTTGGTATCTTGCAACCGAGCTTCACGTATGACAAAGTCTAGGTCTTTAGTCGGATCGGCATAACGTTGACTGAACTCTTGAAACGAGAATGAGCGATGCCGTAGAATCTGCCTGGCGATGTCTCGGGTAGTTGTGATTTCCATGCAGGCACTAGCCATTTCCAAGGGGCTCCAGTGCTGGTGCTTGACCAAGTACCTAATAAGACGTTCACTAGTTTCCATGTTGAACTGTCCGGAGGGGTTGCTGACTTTGGCGCAAAATGCCACGAGATCTTGTACATCTTCAATTCCTTCACTCAAATATTCATCTGATGGACGACTGTAACTTACTAATTTAACCTGCATATTCTTCCATTCTAATGAACCTAGCTCCTAACTTGACGCTCAATTCTTCAGCTTCCTTTTTACTATTACAGATAGTACTAGCTCTAGCTGATCCTACTTTAAAAAATACTTTATATTTCATTATCTTCCCCTTCCGGTTGATCGTTTCTGTGGTTTATTATCGTTGACAATGTTGCGCACCGATTGATTAACCATCTTAGATGCTAATCCTTTGGGTACACCCTTGTTCTCCAACTCTTTACGAGCCTTCTTCTTAGCCTTCTTGACTAATTTCTCCTGATGATATCGTTCTGCGAACGTCATATGCTCAACTGGTGATTTTTGTTCTTCGGTACTCATTCTTCAATTACTCCCATAACCCAATTCTCAGCACAATCCTCGGCATAGCAAAGACTGTGTCCTTTAATAACCTCAGAGCGTTTCAACTCTCGGTCCTGATACATCTCTACGATGTAATCGATACCCTCACCAACACATACCCTCGCCATCCTATTTAATGGATGTCGTGCTGGGTCTGAATAAAATTCACTCAACGGTCTCACTGTTGTCATACTTTAAATCCTGAAAAATCTTTACGTTCACCTCGACCAAATGTATTTAACGGTTTATCCGGAATCATACTTTGGGGAGCACTATCTTGGATGAGACTCTGTGCAGACTGTTCAACATCATACAGTCTCATCTTAGCACGATCCACACCAACAATAAAACGTTTATTAGAAGTAGGATCATTATAGCGGTTCTTAAGTTGTTTGACCATAAGTTGGCCAAGTTTCTCAAGATCCTCTGTTGATATAAGAGCGAACATAAGGTCTGCGGTAGCGGGAAGACCAAAACTTTCAGATGTGTCTTCCAGACCAACGTCCGTATTAGAAAAACCAGAACGAGTCGTCTGAGTCGCCGAAACAATCGGTACATCGAATTCCACTGCAAGTCCACGTAGTTCCTCCGCAATCGCTTTTACATACGAATATGTATTCACGTTTCCGCCTAGACCTTTCATACGTGACGATGCACAGATGTTCAAATAATCAATAAAGATAATATCTGGTTTGAAGTTCTTCTTCAAACGTAGATCATTTAACAGAGCACGAAAGTGTCCTGCATGTGCAGAACCAGTGGGATACTCCTTGACGAGTAATTTACCCTGAGTCTTTTGAGCGATCTTACTGATCTTGGTCTCAAACATATCACGTGATAGGTTTTCCAACTGGTCGATCGGAAGGTTCATTAGGTTCGCATCGATACGTTCGGCGATACGTTCTTCTGCCATCTCCATCGTGATGTAGAGAACGTTCTTTCCTTGTGTCAATACATTTGCGCCGACAGAACACATGAACAAAGACTTACCGACACCAGTTCCTGCAAGACAGATATTCAATGTCTTGCGAGGCAGACCACCTTTGGTGATCTTGTCAAACATGTCCAGACCAAAGGAAGTTCGTTCTTCTACCTTATGATAGAAATCATAACGTTCTGCAAAATTATCCAGATAGTCGTGACCGATATTAGGGTCAAAAGAAATAGAGAGCGCACTTTTTAAAATTTCTGGAATAGCATTAGGAGTCAGGTCTTTGGTCTTACCATCAATAATCTGGATAGACTCCATGATCGCAAGGTAGATAGCACGATCTCGACACCACTTCTCAGTAGTATCATACAACCATTTCTCATCTACCTTTTCACCGATCGTACCGATCTGGTCTACAATGTCAAGGGTTTCTGAATTTACTTTATCACCGTTTTGAATATCGATCAATAACGACTCTTTAGTTGGAATCGTATTGTATTTCTCGATGTGATTAATTACATGATTGAATACTTCTTTGTTAGCTGCGTCGAAGTATTCTGGTCGCAAGAAGGGTGAAACCCTCCTTACGTAGTTCTCATCACTGAGTAGGTTCTTTAGAACCGTTAGTTGCATCTGTTCGTTCATCTTTACCAATTCGGAATTCGTTATGTTCAAGGGACTCTTGTAAAATGTGAGAGAGGATATCTCCTACATGATTATTAAAGTCTGTGTCATATTTTAACACATCCTCTTCAAAATTACCAGCCTCAAGAATCTTATAATTGAACTGTAGAGTCGCCTGTTCTTTATCTGCAGACTCTACAATTCCAATCTTACCGTATGCATATACAACGTCTTCCCATGTTCCGGTCTTGATGCGTACTGCCCAATTCTCAGACATGGGGTTTTCCATGAAGGTGTAGTCATCACTCGTCATCAGCTAATTCCTCAGGTACGTCGATGATGTCTGTATCTGCATCTTCCATCATTGAACGATGTCCGATAGTAAACATTTCAGATACTGCCTTATGGAATCCTTGATCTTTCATCAGATCTTTCCAGAATGCACCAGACTGAGTATCTTTCTCACGAACTTTACCACCAATCATCTCACCAGTTTCTTTGTCAACCAACTGATACCAACCATTAGAAGGTTTCATCACGTGACCAGTCTGTAGAGCGATATCTAACAAACCAGAATACTTCTGAATACCACCATCGTATGATACGGAGACTGGAATCTTGGACTTCTCACGCACATACCGAGACTTCTCTACGTTAATGATGAAGTGATATCCTTGAATCTCTGTACCGACCTTGTCTTGTTGACGACCGATAATCCAGATGTTGTCTGCAGAGTAGTAGATACCAGTACCACCAGAGACGATTGCCTTGGGGAACATACCGATTTCCATATAGGTGTGATTGACCACGACCATAGGAATATCTTTCATGGTCAGATATGGAGTTACCATACGGAACAGACCTTTCAGTGCCTTTGCACGAGACATGTCTGCGACAGACTTCTCATTCAATGCATCTTCAAGTTCTTTCTTGGATGCGAGATTACCGACGGAGTCAATAATAATGATCACTCGCTCGCCACGTTCAATCGCAGCAAGTTGGTTTACAATGTCGAACTTCAATTGCTCAACGTCGGTAATAGGGGTATGAAGAACACGTGAGGTATCGATACCAAAAGAACTGAAGTAGTTCTGTGGAGTACCAAACTCAGAGTCGTAGAACAACACGACAGCGTCTTCGTATTTATCCAAGTATGCTTTCGCCATCAACAATGAGAACGCAGTCTTGAAGTGTTTAGATGGACCAGCGAGAACAGTGAGACCAGAGGTCAGACCACCATCAAGCTTACCACTCAATGCAACGTTGACCATAGGGACAGATGTGGGGATTTGATCTTTCTCGCCAAAGAATTTTGACTTGTCTAGTTCTGATGTGAACTCGATCTTTGAATTCTTTTTAAGTTTTTGAAGTAGTGACATTATATAATTCTCCTAAGAATAATAATCATTATAACATAGATTCGACATTTTGGCAAAACATTTCTGGAGTCATCGCCTTGTCGTCGACATAGTAGGTTGATGAGTAAGGTTTCCCATACTTGATCTCATCATACGGGACCTTGTGTTTAGATAACCAAGATTCTGTAATCTCTGCAATATCTTGAATGATCCTCGCAAGATTACCATCATGAGTTACCATACGACGACTAGATGATATCGTGATATAGTAACCAGCATCATGGAGTTTCTGCATCGCTTCAATGACTGGTACATTAGGTGCGGCACGACCATATTTCTCATAAGATTCTGTCTCCTGATGATTAGGAAAACAAATAGTGTCGTCCAGATCAAATACTATGGAACGAAGACTTGTCGCTGAAGTACTCATTTACTCTTTCCTCAAAACGCTGTTGGCGCATAATATTATCTGAATGAAGTGGTACACATGTAGCAAGAAGTACAGCAGCACCCTTTACTGACAAGTTGTAGTCAACCCCATATTTCTTACACATTCGTTTGAATATATTAGTCATATCTTCTTGACGAGTGTATGGAATATCTGCTAATAGATGGTTATATCCAAGTACTAAGTCTTGAGCGAGTTTAGCCCAATCATAGATATTATCACCCATCCTACCCTTAACAGAACCGTATTCGCCACGAGGGTCGATTAATGCAATTTTATCATTCTGAGCATTATATAGTATATTGCCGAAGTGAAGATCGCCATGCATACATTCAACTGGAAGC